GAATGTTTGCAGCCATCCGTCGGATTGGATGTTGTCATCATCCACAACGAGGATAGGGCTACCAGGATACTTCTCGATGGTAGGTATCAGCTTCTTGTGGCTACGGATATTACCCTTATCGTAAATAACCTCTACATTCAGCTTTTCCATACGACGGATAAGGTCGCAGGCGTCTTGGCGGAAGCGGACATCGCAAGCCTCCTCTTCGCTCAGTACGAGGATCAAATGGATATGTTCCATAAGCTTAGCCGCCTTAGCCTGGCGGATAATGTTCTGAAACACCATGTGAGCAGTCTGGTAGCGAGGAGGCCACGATGTTATGCTAATGATGGTTTTGTTTGGCATAGAATTCTCGTTCGTATTCGGCATTCATTGCATCAATCTCTGCCTGCATCTGCTTTCGCTCACTCTCCGTAAGTGGTGGAGGTGGAGGCGCGTCTTGTCCTCGGTAGTCGTCGAAGTAGAGATGTACAAGGTCATCCGGTTTAACATGGTTTGGATTTCCCATACAGAACTTAGCTGCGTGTATCTGCATTCTTTGGAGCTGATACTGGAGAATGTTACGGCGACGATAACCCCTAATGATAAGAACTATCTCGCTATACGACATTCTGTAGAGGGAATCTTCTCGGTCGCGTCCGATTTCGCCCACGACTAACTGAAATAGATCGTGAGCGGTTACGCGTTTTTTCCGTTATCCTCCTTCTCGTTAGTCTCAGGCTTGATAGCGGACGGTATCTGATACCACTTGATACGAAGCTCTACGGTAGTAGCGACAAGTGACGCTACTTCATCTGGAGCTGCATTATACAGGATATCATCTACTGTTACGGGAGGGTCTTGTTTTTGCTGCTCATAAGCGGCAATCATACAAGCTATGCCGAGGCGTACAAGGTCGTCGGTCGTTGCCTTTGGCTTATCGAAGATAGGATTTCCATCCTCGTCTGTTTTTCCAGTTGGGATAGGATTAAAGATATTTGCATCCTTACCCGACGCAAGGGCTTCGAAGCCCGTCTCGCTGGCGAGGCAGTAGCGCAATTGCACATCCTTGCCACAAATCTTTATTGTTTTCTCTGCATTCATAATAGATAGTTCCTTTTTCTTGTTTTTAGAAGCCCGAAAAAATCGGGAGTTAGAAATTCACCGCCCGCCCTGGCAATCAATTCAAGAACGATGGTAGGACGGACGGTGCTATGGTAGAGGATTTACGCTGCAACGGTGTATTCTCCGTAGCCGGACATCTGAGTGGTGTACTCGGCATTAGCCTTGTTGGGCGTGTTGAGCTGTAACTGTGTTACCACAACGGAGCCTGACACGATAGTGCTGCTGGCTGTACGGTTGTTGTCGCCAGATACGTTAGCAATCTTCCACTTAACGGGAGTGCCAGACGCGTAGATACTTTCGATATCGTTAAGTACCTGTCCCTGAACGGTAGAGGTGATAGAGTCACCACTGCGTACAAGAGAGTTGGACGTGATATCGTAGTTGAGAGCCGTTGGCTCCATGATCTGCCATTCGCCGGTAGTGTCCTTCGTTGTCACATTCTCGACAGAAAGGCTGACATGTAACGTAAGCTGACGTGCATAGCTGATAACCTTGCTCGGTGCAGTTGTGTTGTCGCTGCTGAGGAACAGACGTACAAACTGACCGCGTGTGTAGCTGATAGGCTGATAGGCGGTAGTCTGTGCCGAACCATCGGCAGCTGTAACCTCGGATGTACCTGTGAAGGTGATAGACTTGGTGCTGATTTCACGATCATTGAAGGTGAAGCTTGCGTCTGTCAGATATGCAGAACCCTGGCGTGCGAATGTCTGGAAGAGTCGGGTCTGGTTGTCTGTGGGACTCGTCTCATCCCAAATCAGAACGAATGGGGTTTTGTTCTTGATAGCCGTCAACATAGCAGCGGTATCACTAACATCCATCGAATCCACCTGAACCTGCCAAGACTTGCTTGCGGTAACGGGTTTTGCAGCCATTCCGACATCATCCTTCGTTGCGGCATCGTCAGTATTATTTGTAAGCGTGATGGTTGCATTGGTCGCTCCGGCTATGCAGACGTAAGAGCTACCGATGTATGTAATCACACGCAAATTTTGACCTTTTAGTGTTGCCATAATAGAATGGAATTATTCGTTAATCAAATCAATTCTGATACTATACTGGAAGTCCTCCTTACTCTTTCCGATAGGACCTACCGAGAATTTTACATCCTCAGGGATAGTGGCTAAGAGTTCGCCGAGGGCTTCGGGAGAGGCAGCTTTCAGAGTGGCAGTGCCATTCTTCAGCAGATCGTCAACGAAGGATGGCGGAGTGGCGGCATTCCCACCAGCCATACCTTCCTGAGTAGTTGTATCTTGCTTCTTTCCCATAATTAGTAATTATCTACGTCGCATTGGTAGTGCACGATATCGAAGTAACAAGGTTTAGTCCAGTCCCATTCGATACCCTGCGTCTGCGGGAATCCCTCCTTAATGAAGGGTATGTCAGAACCACTGTCTGCGAGTGTCTGGATGTGATTAGCAATGGCTTGCATTGCCTTCATGCAGATTTCGTTAACCTCGTTAGGGCTCTTACCTCCCACTTCTACACCTGCCCCGACTTCCCAAAGCGTAGGCATCCAACCGTCATCCTTTGTTGTCTGTGACGGGCGTTTGCCAAAGTCCCTGATAACGATGTAGGGTAGAGGGGTATTGTCCTTCTCGTTAGGAGAAACCTCGAAGCATGTTGACTTTACACGCTTGCCTACTATCTGCATCAGTTCCGCATCCGCTGTGATAGCATCGAAGAATATCTTGTCGAGTCTGAGCATATTAGTGCGACTTGTTGTTACTATTATTTTTGGTTTCCTTGTTCTATTCAGAGGATAAAAACCGCAGGCTAACAACCTTTGCCTCAGCATCGGTGTAGCCTGCGGCAGGAACTATCCAAATAAGAATAGATAAGAATGCTTAACCACCGATTACAGCAGAGCTGACGGGCTCAACCAACTTAATCAGCTTGAATGCCTGAGGCTTGCCTGAGGTGTTGCCGTTAACCTTAGAACTGAGCTCTACCAGAGAATAATCAACACCCATGCCAAGACCGATTACATTGCGGTCGAAATTCTCCTGAGAAGTGCCGTCCACGTTAAACTCGATACCATCAGCATAAACCTGCTCGTTCAGATAGCCGAAGTGACCGATACCAATGTAGCGGAAGTTGGGGTCCTTAGTGGCGACTCCGTGCTCGTCGATAGCGTAATCGATGAAAGGAGAAATCTTGTAGCGGTAGCCTACACACTTACCGTCCTGAACAACGGTACGGTTGCTGTCGGTAGTACCAGGGATAAGCTTGGTGAAGCTCAAATCAACCTCGGTAGTCTTATCCATGATAATCTCGGGATCACCCTCGAAACCGAGGTCGTACATCTTGGCAACCTCCTTAGCGAGCTTCTTGCCGATATTCTCGTCAAGAACCATCTCTACAACGTCCACCTTAGCGAAGGGGCTCTGCAATTTCTCGTATTCGCCGTGAGCGTAAACGTGAAGTGCACGGAACATTGCCCAGCCCTTCTGGAACTTGTAGGTAATGAAGGCAACGATGTCGAAAGCAGCCTGAGCGACAGCACGACGGCTGACAGGAACACTGGCAGCTACACGCTGAGGATTGGTCTTGATGTTCGCAAACTCAAGAGCCTGCTCAGCTACCTTGCTCACCTCACCCTCGACGGTAAACTTAACGTCGTTGATAGAGTAAGGGATAACCTGTGTGCCGGTAACGCCAACCAACATCTTCAGGTCGTCGGGCAACTCAACGCCAGGAACCTTGGTATCGATGATAGGCTGAATCTCAACAGGAATCAGCTCACCAGCTTCGAGGTTAGCCTTAGTGTTCTGATCACCACCACTGGTAATAGCGTTAGCCAGAATGGTAGTTGCGTTAGCAGCGCGCTTGTGGGTGTAACAGTCGGCAATCATCTCACGCAACTTAGCACCCACATCCTCACGCTCACGGATATTCTCCAGCTCCTTTCCAGAAGCCATAGCCTTAGCGCGTGCACTCAAACCAGCACTCTCGCGTACCAAAGAATCGTACTCACGATCCTGCTCGCGCTGCTCGGCCTGCAACTGAGCGAGCTCACGTTTCTGTTCGTCTGTAATAGTACCCTTCTGCTCCTCAGAAGTCAGGGCGCGCATTTTAACCTCACGCGAGTTGGTGTTCTCGTCAAACTCACTAAGCTTGCTCATAATCTCGGCCTGGCGAGTCTGAATCTCTGTTTTTGTCATTTTCTTTCCCATAATTTAAACGTTTAAGGGGTTAGTAAATATTTGATTCTATTTCCTCGTTGATAAAACGTGCACGTTGGCGCATACGCTTCTGGTATGCCTTGCGTTCACGTTCCTGCTGCTCCGCCTCGCGCTGTTCGCGTGCCAGCTTCTCGGCATTGGTTTCGCCGCCATTGGCCTCACGTTCCTGCTGCTCGCGCTGTTCGCGTTCCGCTTTCTCGGCATTGGTTTCGCCGCCATTGGCTTCACGCTCCTGCTTTTCGCGCTCCTCGCGCTCCTCGGCTGTCTCTTCATGTTGGTCGTTCTCGCGCTTCTGCTGCTCTTCGATAGCCTTCTCTATAGCCTCGCTCTGCTCGCGTGTAGCAATATTGGTCTGGTCGTAAGCAGGATTCGTAACGATTGCAACATCGTAAAGGGCTACGATCTTCTTAACGTGACGCAGCCAAACCTCCTTACCCTTGTCGTTACGCTCCTCGATGCGCTCGTAAGAAACTCCGTTCTCGCTGTCCTCCCAGTCATCATCGAAGGCAAACGACATGCCCGTGATATCACCACGCTTAATGAGCTCCAGAGAGTCGTTTCCGGCGTTAGTCTTAGGCAGGTCGCATTCGCAGTTAACGCTACGTAGGTTCTTGGTGAGCTTCAGTGTACCCTCGCCATTCTTGCAGCGTCCGAGTACGTTCAGCACACTACTGTTATGGTTAAGGTTAAGAATTACATCCGACTCACGTAACAGCTGATCGCTAATACAACCAGGTTCTAAGACCTCGTACACTTCGCGGTAGCTGCTCCTCGGTGTCAGGTTGTTAGAGCGAACACCAAACACAATAGGGGTTCCCACTACCGTGCGGCTCTCCTCCTGACCTTCGCCAGCTTCTCGGACTTGAAGCCCGCAAGTGGCAATAGGGATAAATCTTACCTGTTTCATGTTTTTATTCACTTTAGTTTTCTTGTCTTGTCATTATACGGGCATAATCTCGTTCGGGGTTTACCGCCTCATGATGGGCGATATTTTCGGAATCTTCCAACATCTCGTATCTGTCGGCCCGACGGTTGATTATTGCTGTTCGTCTTGCAATGGTCTTTTCCATGTCTTTTGAGTAAAGCATAAGGTTTACACATGGTAAACCATAAGGTTTATAGGTGGTAAATCATAAGGTTTACTTTTCCCCGTCCTCTTTGGCAGGTTCCTGCTTACCCTTAACGACGTAGTTGCCTGGTTGCAGTTCTGTGGAAGGCTCGCCTGATAGTTTCTGACTTCCCAGCTCTGCCACGTTGGTACTTACATATACGATGTCGCCCTTCTCTACCGACGGCATATCATGCTCTGCACGAATTTCGTTCACAGTCTTGGCACCAGTCTGTAAGTTGAGTTGATCTACCTTTGCCTGACGCTCGGGGTCCATAGCCAACAGAGGCTTCTCGCAGATATGTATGCGTCGCATACCGAAATCCTTAAACCCTATCAGCTTACGCGCAATCTCCTTCTCGTTGGCTATCTTCTGAGGCAGAATCGTTCGGGTATGGAATTCCATTGTAGCATTCTGATAGTCGTTGTAGTGGCTATTGGTATCCAACATCAGCAATGGTCTTGGGCAACCAAAGAACCTCGCAACATCATCATTCGTAACACCCAACTGCTCCAACATCTGCATCTCGGCAGAAGTCATACTGATATTATGCACGTCATTAAGACCTCGGATAGCCAGGATGTCGTGTCCGCTATACATCTTTTTCTGTAACTCCTCGGCATAAGTATCCATTTGGTCCTTATTGAACATGCCATAGGCAAATGTTCCTCCGGTTGCATCCTGCTTCGCCTCTCCAATGATAAGTTTAACACGACCGCCCTTTGCAGCCGTCTCTAAGGATTGCTGCTTAATAGTACGGTTGAGCGACAATGTTTCGACAGCAAATTGTAGCGTAGGGATACCCCATATACCACTCTGATAACGGAAGGTATTAGGAAAGTGAAATACATCCTCGCGTGGGACATTAACCTCGGTCTTATAGCCTTCGTCAGTCAGATATACGATGCTGCTGTACCTGCCAGTGCTAAGATTGTAACCACCCGTCTTAACCAACCATAATCGGTGGGGGAAATCGAACTCGTCACGCTCGATATACACAAAGCTATTTCCATAGAATAAACGGTTGATCTCTACCAGCTTCCACATATCAGCAGCACTCATGATAGGGTTAGGTTCGTACTGCAACAGATAATTGATACGCTTACCGAGACCTCGCATATCCTCGTAGTAGTTGCCTTTCTCAAAATCCCTCTTCTGGTACTGAACAGGCATAACGCTCATAGTGTCTGCACGCAGATTGATTGCACGATATACCGATGCAACCACAAGAGCTTGCTCGGGACTGCGAACATAGGCTATGCGTTCGGCAAAATCCCCGCCATGAACGGTTTTATTTTGCTCGTTCTTACTGTTCGTTGGCATGGTGGACGCGGGAACACCAGGGGTATTAACCACTGGTGCCGCCTCGCGCCGTTTAGATGTGAACAGATTACCGATATTGAACCAATTACTCATATCTTACTTTACTTTTTACTACTTACCCTACGTTTTGTTGCCTTAGGTTTACTTGGCACTTCCTCTACGGC